GTGGATTTGCAACCAATTCGTTTTGAATTAGATAAAGGAGATTTTCGTTTTTGGCATTTCACTAAAAGCAAATCATCGCTAAGGAAATATCCAAATATTCCAGACATTAGAATGAAGGGCATGAAAGTACGGTTTACTTCACATCCAACTAAGAAACAGGCTAGTCATATAATAATGTCAGAAGTAATAGAGCAATTAAATCGGATTTTTGAGGAAACGAGATATGAGGTCCCCATAATTAAGAATTTATTGAGGCACATAACATCAATATCAGTAAAGAATCAGAGATTGTCAGCTATAGATGGAGGATCTCTAAAAGAAGAGGAGATTAAAAGAATATTTAATAAAATGAGACTATTCTTCTTGAGTGGAGATTCAGCACTACATAATTTGTTGCATACTAGACATCAAGAAAGAACATATGCGCCAGACAGTTTTAAGATAAGGGAGGATGGGATAGTTACTGCTGAACATGCTAGAAATAGTACAGTTCATATTGATATAGGATCAAAGTGGACAGAGGGTGGAGCCTATTTAAAGTATCTCCAATTGTATGGAGATGAGATGGATGCTTATGATGAATTTGAAACCGGTTATAATGACTCAGCAACAATAAATAAGACATATGCTTGGGCTCGGTCGGGAACGATGATGGTAGCAGATGGAGATGTAGCAGCGTTGGATTTGCATATAAATTCAATGATGTTGATGATATATATGATGATGGGTTCATTGTGGATAATTAAAGAGGACACACATATGTATCGTATGTATCAATATTTGTTAGAAGGATGTGCTGAGCAGTTGGCCGGAAAATGTGTGCGGTGGTTAAAAGATTTTATATTCTTGATAGGTGTAATGCCGTCTGGTAGTATAGAAACCTCCCACGGTGATTCGTGGATAGTAGGAGTTATGATGTATTTAACGTTTATTTTTTATAAAATGAGAGTATCAGTGAGGGAAGTTAGACGAAAAATTTGGAAAGCGTTGTGTGACAGAAAGTTAGCTATTTTGATAACGGGAGATGACTTTGTAATGGCCTATCCTAGAGATTTGGATAATATTATAGGGATAGACCAATTTTGTGAGTATTGTACTCAAGTTTATCATATGACATTTAAGCAAAAGAATAAATATTATTCATTATTGACATATCTGCGTGTGGTAAATAGCCAGGTGATGAATGTAGTGTATCAAGGCCCAATATACTTAAAGAGATCATGGATACTAGCTAGGAATTTTAATTTGGAGATGACGGATCCAGAAATAGCTACAATAGTACCATGGAGGCCGTTTATACAGTACAAGTGGCGAATGGCTATACCCAAAGACAATCAGGATCTATATTGTAAAAATTTAGCAAGATTAATAGGATTGGCGTATGATTCGTTAGGAATAGAACCAATAACATATGATACGTTGTATTATATGTTTAGAGTAACTTACAATAGATCACTAATACTATTTAAAAATAAGGGAGCATTGGATGAGAGATTACAACAGTGGGTTGATGAAGATAAGAAATATTATTATAAAGTGGGAATTAAGAGTGTGGAAGCGAGTTTTCCATCACGAAAAAGATTGTTAGCTAGATCTCATTATAATAGAGATGCTCATAGGCCACCACATGGGACGCAATCGTGGCAAAGATGGGCAGAGAGAGCCTCCGATTTTGGTTATTATGCATAATACAATGGTAGTAGGAAAGATAATTAATTAAAAAAAAAAAAAAAAAAAAAAAAAAAAAAAAAAAAAAAAAAAAAAAAAAAAAAAAAAAAAAAAAAAAAAAAA